CGCCCAGCAGCGCCGCCCCATAGCATCGCCGACGCATAGGCCGGGCTGTCGCTCGGCTCGTCCAGGAAGCGCTCATTCCGGCCCCACCCGCGATTACACTTGCGGATCCACGCCGCACACACACTGCCGCCGCTTGCAATCCGGCTCGCCGTCCTGATTGTTGCTGGCTCGATGCCATCGCCGGTCAGCCCGTCTTCGTGCATCTTGATGCCGCGCTTGTAGTTATTGACGACGCCCTCGGGCGGCTTGAACGACGCCTTGGCCTCTGCTGCCTTCTGCTCCATCACGGGTGCCAGAAGCGGCGTATACTCGCCCTCGCCTTCGGCTGGGAAGCCCATCATGGTCCGGCTTTCCTCGCGCGTCAGAACGCCCTTCTCGAACGCCAGGACGGCTCGGTCGAACATCTTCTGTCGATTGCCTTCGAGCGCTGAGATGCTGTCCATATCCAGCTTGAACTGCAAATCCTCGCCATATCTCGGCAGGAGCCAGGACGACAAGCCTCCCATGAACTCGGACATGATTGGAATGGCGGTGTCGGTGTACAGCCGTTCCTTGGCTTGCTCCAGGTTGTTGAACGTGCTGGCGTCGTTGTCGATCAGTGGAAGCGGCACGCCGAATGCGCTGGCGATATATTTCGCCATCTCCTTCATCGTGTTGCTGAAGTCCATGTCCATCGGACTCTTCGACAGTTCGACGAACTCGGCATCGTCAGCCAGCATCGGGATCTCGCCCGCGTTCCGCTCGCCTGATAGAGCCGCCTTGAAATACTCGCGCATCCGCTGGATGGCCTCGCCAGCAGGATATCCGCCCTTGAAGCGCACCAGACCGCTCGGTCGTGCGCTGTTCTTGAGGAGGCTATAGTTCCAGCGAGATCCTGCGTTGTGCGTATCAGCCGACAGGCTGGCGGCCATCAGCGGCGACTGTCCGCGCCAATAATTGTCAGGATTGTAGGTCTTGAGATAGAAGACCTCGCTTTCGCCGGTCACTTGATCAACCTTGAAATACTGCTCCGACTTGCCCTTGCGATGGCAGTACGCCCCAGGCAGCCCGTGGATCCCAGGCTTTACCTCCATGTCAATCGGGTTCAGCGGCCAGAGTTCAGCGAACTGGCCCTCTGGCGTGCCGACGCAGAACGTCTCGCCGAACAGCAGCCGGTTGACCATCATCTCGGAAAGCCATTCCTCGTAGGCTTGCCAGGGATTCGGCCTGTCCAGAAGATCCAGGGCCGGATGATCGGTCAGCAGTTCATCGCCTTGGAACAGTTCGACCTTGATCGCCTTCGTTGCCTCGACGACTTCGCGGATGGCGCGATAGACGATGACGTTGTGCTGGTATCCCTCGCTGATGTAGGTGCGCCGGTTGTGGCCGCCATCCCACTTGACGCTCTGTCCGACCATGAACGCAGCGCCGGTTGGGTGCTGCTTTTCTTCTGCGATTCTGCGGGGGAACGGCCAGACCATCATAGGACTCCAAACACTTGATTGCCGGATCCGCCGATCATTGGCTGGAGCGCATAGCGCAGCGCGTCAATGTAGTGGTTATGTGCATCGACGATCTTCGGCATGACATCTCCTGAAAGGCGGTCGCGTTTGTATGAGTACAGCCTAAACTCCCGCGCTGCTTCGGCGCAATCTGGATGGATGACCACCCGGTCAAGCGACCGAATGAACGAAACGCCATCCTCGACTGAGCCAGCCCACTTCTTCACGCCTCTAATACCCGGAAGACCGCTCCGCTGCAAATAGCTTATGGATTCGGGTCTGGCGCTGTCTGCGCGGATAGTGTGCATTCCTATGGTTGGCACTCGCTCGGCGACATAAGCCGCAGTGTCGTCCAGTTCCAGCCCGACCTTGCCCGCCTCGCGCCGGATATATAGCCGGTCCTCGTATATGTAGCACTCGATGGCGACGGTCGGATCCTGTGCGAAGCCGAAGTCCAGCCCGAAATATGGCCCGTCCCAATGCCTCTGCGGCTCGAACTCATCCATCTGGAAGCGGCCTGCGAAGACCTGGGCGTCGCTGTTCTGTAGGTACTCGCCGTCCCATATATGCGCATAGGTCGCCGCATCAAGCCGCGACTGCTCGCGCTTTCTGAGTGCCTCCAGGCCATCCGGGAAAAACGGATTGTCCGACCAGTTGATGCCAGCAATCAGCGACGACTGCGGCGGATCCTTGCGGAATCGCTTGTCAACCGGCGATCCGTCTGACTGCGGGTTCCATATCGCCCAGAGTTCAGACCTGCGCTGCCTGAATATAGTGGCCTCAAGCGCCAGCCAGGACGCCTCTGGCACGTCCTCGGCCTCCTCGACGATGGTCAGGTCGATGCCTGCCAGCGACTTGATGCTGGACGAATTATGGCGCAGCCCTCGAAATATGAACTCCGTGCCGTTGCGTCCGCGCAGATAATCCACGCCGACATCATAGTGCGCCGCCAGCCAGGGCGTCCGCTCGATGGCGTCCTTTATCTCGCGATGGAAACTGTCTCTGATGCTGACCTGTAGTTCGCGGGTGCATAGGATCCGCAGCCGCTCGGCGTATCCCCAGATAGCCGCCATCAGCGCAGCCGTCTGACTCTTGCCGGATCCTCGCCCGCCATAGGTCGCACGATACTGCACCGCGCCTCTCTGGGGCGCGTATATCGGCACCAGCTTAGGCGGCAGATCAACCGTCGCTTGGTTCATCTGCTGCCCGGATGACGATCTGCTGAGGCGACATCGAGCCATCACTACTGGTGAAGTCGTGGCGCTCATGCCAGCGCGCCTGCGTCTTCATCCAGAAGATCTGCGCTGCCGTGTCGCCATTCTTCGCCTTGTTGAACAGCGCACCGCCTATGGTCGCGTTCGCCTTGGCCAGCGCCAGATCCAGTTCGTCGCGGTAGTATTTGCGCAGGGTCTTTACGTCGACGCCGAGGACGCGAGCGATTGTCTGCTGATCCGTTCCGACGGTTGTATGAAGCTGGACAGTCTGGCGCGTTGCGTCGGTCGGCTTATGCGGCTTTCGTGACATTCGCCATCTCCTGATATGTCTGGCCGGTTGGCTCGTATATAGCATCCTGGCCAGTGAAGTCCTGCCAGCGCTTGATGATCACGTCGCATGTTTCGACTGGATATGTAGCTGGGTCAGCCATGCAATGACTTTAATTTTGGAGCGTGAAGGTCAGTGCCGCCCTGCCGCTGTGCTTCCGGGAAGGAAGCCATCGCCTGCTTTTCACGCTTTGGATATGGTTTTGACAATGGTTCTATCTGTTTTCGCATGTCTGAGTCTAGCGGCATCAAGTATCTATGCTTTCCCGGAACATTTACGACGGTTGCGTTTGAATCTAATTTACGCGCGCCATCTATATTTTGAACTAACCCTTTTGCGCCAATAGAGCGTGGGTGCGTCAGTTTCCCTCGTATCATATAAAATTTAGCGGGGTTGCCTTGCCCGTTATATATCCAATTCCCCGCCTGATATATGCCGCCGTGATGGCCTTGAGATTGGTCTGCAAAAGAAACGATCAAGCGCAGCTTTGGGTTTGATCGGCGAAGAAACTTCATTGCAAGCGATGCGATCCGCGAAACGGAATTTTCATGTTTAGCCAACGCAATTCGCACTAATTCAACGCATTTGTCTTGCCCGAGATTGTAAGGCCGCCCCAAATTTGGTGTCGCGCCACGCCCAAACAAAACCACCCCGATAAACTTCCCGTCTTCCCAAGCGCCGACCTTGACTAATTTCCCGGCGGGCAAGCATCCGCTGTAATGCCAATTCTCACAAGCATATTTCGCCGCCTCATGCGTGGCCCAGTCGACGCGTAGATCAGCCTTGGCCATGTTCTCGCAAATCCCATTCAGCCGCGCAATGCGGGCAAGTTACCATTTTGGGTTCAAGTTTATCTAGCTTGCCTTGGTCATCCTCTGTGCCGGGGGCGAAGTCAGGTTCATCGAACAAAACCGTCAACTCGCCCAGATCAAAACCTGTTAGGTTCAAATCAAAATTTTGTTCATCCAGATCGCCCAGTTCAATCCGCAGCAATTCATCGTCCCAGCCAGCGTCGAGCGCCAGCCGATTGTCGGCGATGATGTAGGCGCGCCGTTGCGCTTCGGTCAGGTGGTCGGCCTCGATAGTTGGCACGGCTTCCAGCCCCAGCTTCTGCGCCGCCAGGATGCGACCGTGGCCCGCTATGATCCCGTTCTCACCGTCAACTATAACCGGGTTCAGAAACCCAAACTCTTTGATGGATGCCGCCAGCTTCGCAACCTGAGCATCGCTATGCGTCCGGCTGTTGCGAGCATATGGAATCAGATCTGAAACCTTTGCCTTTTTATATTCGGGAAATTCCGACATTATTTTCTCCTTTCGGCCTTTAATAGCACGAAAAAAGCCGGAGCCAATAAGGCCCCGGCAAATCAACAAAGGAGGAAGGTTGACACCTTAACCAGCCATCAATTCTGACGCAACCTCTCGAACCTCATCCTGGACGGCGGACAGCAGCGACGGTCGATGCTGCTTTATCGACGCCAGGTCTTTGCCCTCGGCCCACCGCTCGCCGTTCCACGCCAGCCAATAGTTCGCCTTGATGGCGACAGTTCCAACGGCTGAGACCTTAACGCCCCGCCAGATCTTATCCGTCTTCTGTATCTGCACCAGCCATGCGGATCCGTGGACCGGCTCGGTCGTGGATTGATGGTATCCATCGCCCGGAAGCGGGTTGCCGCGATACTTCTTCTGTCGTAAATTTCTCATGTGGCTGAGTCCTTTCACTCGGCTACCAGGAGGCGAGAATCCCATGGCCGGGGTTTTCGCCTCATTTCTTTATGGTGACATCATACGAGCGTCACCCTCGCGCCTGCACTTGAAATACCCTAACCGTGTATCCGCCAAGTCGCTAGACGCTAGGCGGTATACCCGGCTTTTAGGGTATTGTCAAGCACCCCTGCCCGAACTACCCTAACATCAATTAGGGTACCCGGAGGGTATTGAGGGTAGCACGCATAAGTAGTATCACCCCGTCTTTGCAAGCGTAAGTGCGGATGCCCAGGTTTCATCAATAATCGCCCAGCCTTCCTCGGTTTTCTGGATGGCGTCGGCGTTTATCAGCGCACCTATCAGTCGGTCGGTATATGCCGGGTTTAAGTGATTGACGATTGTCCGCGCTGCCAACCCGTCGTCGGCCAGTTTGGCCTCCAGGCTTGCTCTTGAGACAAAAGGCCGCACCCCAAGCATTTCTGCTTCTGATGCCCACCACGCCCGCTCGAACGTCTTTCTGTGGCGATCCAGGGCGCTGCTTTGCTTGCTGCCTCCGCCCGATTCGGCTGGAGCGTCGGTCTGCTCGAATACGGCGGACGTGACCTTATCTCCGTCTTCATCGAACCAGCCAGCAATCTCGACGGATGTCAGGACGCCGTGGATTGGCTCGGCCAGTTCAGCGTCCTTGGACTTGCGCTGGACCACTTCCATCGGAGCATCGTCAGACGGCGGCACTACGGATATTTCGATGTCCAGCGCACCTTTCCATGCTGATGATCCCCTTGCCCTGTGCTGGGCCTCCGCAGCGACGCCTGTGTGGTGAACTAGGACCACGCTGCAACCGAACTCCTCAATGATGGATCCGCACGCATCGAGCATCGTCTTGGCGTCCTGCGCGCTGTTCTCATCGCCCTGGAGAAAACGATGCAGGGTATCAACCACGATGACCGATGGAACGACGCCCAGGGCGCGAACGGCCTCTACTGTCTTCTGGTATCCGGCTGGACTGTTGAGGTCTAGCCCGTGCCGGGAAAGCCACATATTCAGGCTGCCGACGCCTCGATGCTGCTTCCATGCGGCGACCCGGCCTCGCAGTCCGTGATGTCCTTCACCGGCCAGATATACGACCGGACCAGGGCGA